GTAATACCCCATCTGCTGCCTACCACATCACCATCAGGCTATCCACTACACCACGGTGAACAGTGCATCGCTGAAATCGGCAATCCTACTCAGCACCTCATTACCATTGATCTCGCACGGGTGCTCTAATGCCTTCACCGTTACCTCACCTTCCTCGCTCATCACCACTTCCGTCACCCTAAACACCCGCTTCCGATTTGCTGCAGCGCCGAGCACGAACATTGAACCGGCATACTCCCTCAAACTTGGCGCACGACCACTGGCAACCGGCACATTGTCGAACGTCCGCACACGATCGCCTGCCTTATGCACTAGCACGCTATACTGCCCATCTCGGATACGATCAGTCAGTGGTGCATTCAACTCGCCATTATCCATCACCACACCCGACGTAATCTGGTCCCAAGTGTTCAGCCCAACATCCACATAGATATATGCTCCAGGACTGATCGGTGAGTCAGTAGGGAATGTCTGAAACTCAACGCCACGTCGCGCCCATCGACGTTGATTGCATAGCAACTTGGCGAACAATACTGCCTGCTCGCGTTGCGTTACATACTGGCTAAGGTCAAATGACTGGCGGATTGCATTACTTTCATCGGTATCCCGCAACCGCACATCAACGCTTGCATTACGTGGAAACACATCATCGCTCTCGGTTTCCCGATAAATCACCGTTGCGATCAGATCCTGAACATTGGTGCCATAGTCCAAAAACTCTTCACGATAACTTCCCTCAAGAATGTTCCCCTGGTTGAACAATGCAGAAATCGTTACCCGCCGATTGGCCAGGCCTGCATTATTCACTGGCACTGCAGGCACCAGCGTTTCCTTTCCGCCGATCTTGGCAAACTCCAGCAAGCTATACGGCGCCACTTCTGCCCAGAACTGCCGCCATGATCCAGCTTCGGAAATCAGCGGGTCCATGAACAACTGACAACCTAGTCCGTTGTTCTTACAGAATCGCTTGGACAATGCCAACATCTGCCATTCAACACCTGATGGCTTGGCATACTTTCCGATCCCGTTCTCCTTATCCAGTACCGTATCAGCGAATATATCAGGTGCGTAACTGGTGCTGTTTACATCCTTTGACGTTGCTCCAGTTTCTTCATCCACCACATAGCTATCCTTACCATTGGTGACATACGCTGTCACACTCCGCAAATCCTGCACACCGCGACCACTAAATACACCAAACGCCAACATGCTCATCGCGTCATACTTGCGCGTCAACTCTCCCAACTGTTGCTCTGTAACAGCTGTGATTGCAAACTCTGGCCCGCTCTCAAAACTAAACTGAATGTCAGTGTCAGACCTTACACTGAATAGATCCCATTCATTAGTTAATACAGGGCCACGATCCTTGAATACCCCGCTCACCCCAGCCAACCGCCCAATCCATCGGAACTGATTACCCTTATGCGTAAACGTCGCGCTGTTGCCTGAGTTTTCAATTACTGCAAACTGGCTGATGCCATTCTCTTGCATCTCCGCACCAATATCGCCAATTGGCTCAAACCTAAAATCCCACTTCCGCCCACGAACACCAGCAATGAAGTCAACGCTGATGAAATTGTCTAGATCAGCAGAACGACGTGCTGTAATAATCACCGGCAGCAAGTCTGCATCACGCTGACCCAGTGGTCTGTAATACATTTTGAAGAATGCTGTCCTGGCCTTTACGCCATTGTCCGAAATCTTGTATCCATCAGGCTTGCTATCGCCATACTGCCTCGCTCTCCCTTGGATCCTGCGGAATAGCTTTACCCGCATTGAAAATGAAATCAGATCACATGCCGTCACCGTCTGATACGCTGCAGCATCTGCCTTTACCAGTGCCTTAGTGTAGAAATTATCATCATTGTTCGGTGCACTGCGCTTGCTATAGTCTGTGATCGGCACCCGCCCTGGCGCAATGCACTTAAACGTTGCGCGAATCTCATTATTGTCTAGATCAACATCATCCGTAATTGACTGCAGCGCAAACTTGGCAGTCCCCAGCATGTACGTGCTGCCACGATCTAAACTTCCCACCAGCTGGTAACGTGCTTCCTTTGCCGCTTCCTGCGCTACGTTATCCTTCTTAGCCTCTGCCTTTGCAAATACAACCGTTATTACTGCACCAACCGCATACCGTCCAGTGCCGCCAGCCCCCCATCCGTTACTGGTTAACGTAATCCCATTGTTGGCAGTCTCAATATCTCCATTCTGTTTCCGCTCCTGTACTTCTACATTGATCGGGATAGGATTAAACACCCCGCAGCTGGTCAAACTAGACGGGCTAAACGTCTGGCTAAATCCTGTACGCCGTACCGCACCATCAATGATTCGGCATACATCGTCAGCCGATGCAGCGCCTACCCTTGACGGATCACTATCATCACCAATCACTCGATCAGCAAACGATACACGACCGTTGCTGTTGTAATACAGCCATGTCTTTGATGCAGCAAACTCTCGCAATGGCAGCTGGCCAAATGCAACCCGATCCCAATCAATCGTCCGCACTCTCGCCGCACCTACCACCAGCAGCAGTTGCATAAACTGACTACTGCCGTAACTACGCACACTGCTCCACACCAGCGACGTAGCAACCCTCACGCCACCCTTTGGATTCTGTTTCGTGTTGGTGTAGACCAGATTGATCGGATCGCCATACTGCGCCAGCTCTTGGGAGCTGTTGAACCCAAACCGTGGCGCAAACCGTTGTTCCCTGGTCTGCCGTGGTGATCGGCTACTGGGCAGCGATGGCCGCATCAGCAGCATGCTCGCCACCTGGAACAGGATGCCAACCCCCGTCAGGATGATTGATGTGGTTAGCGGATCACCCCGTAACTCCTGCTGCCGTTCCTCGATGCTCTGGCTGCAGTCACGCTGCACCGCCAGAAAATCAAGGTACTCTTCCTTGCTTACCCCAAGCTGTTCAATCAGCTGGTGCTCATACGGCAGTAACGGTCTCATCGCATCCGAAAATACTGCCCAACACCACGCGGCATCGGTGCCTGTCCCACAGTCTGCCCAGCCGTGATAAACATCACCCACCCTTCAATTGCCACACCCATTGCCGCACCACCCGTAGACGGAAACAGCAGCACATCACCGCATTCCGGCAATTCGACAACCTGACCGTTACGCTCTAAAAACCGCCGCAGCTGTAGCAATGTAAACGTGTCGGACGTGTATTCTTTATACACCCACTCAAACTGCTCTGCATAATCCCGCAACCCCAACCGGCGCCGCACTTCACACACCAGCTGAAAACAATCAGTGCAACCCTCGCCGTCTGATGGCCGCGCACCCCACCGATACTGCAAGCCGATCAAATCATTCATCGCAGGTACAAGTCTGCATTCAATGGCAGCACCCCTACGTTGTCGCTCGTTAAAGTACGCGCCGGGAAATCACTGCCCACACTATCCATTGCTGATCGAAAACGCAACTCTACCGTGTCATCATTAAATCCAGCGCCAGCGCCAACATAGTAATCCTCATACTGGTTGGCAATACCACCCGATGCTGTCAGCCATAATGTCGTTAGCGTCAATTCACTAAGACGGTTTCCATTGCCTTCTTCGACTAACCTGAGCACCACTTCCAGATTCGGAAACAGCACCTGCAATGGATTGTTGTCACCATTCAGGCTAGCCGTTGCGCCATTCGCCTGAAACGGCGCAAAGTCATATTTTGCACCGACGTACTGATACTGCTGCCCTACAAAATAGTTTTGATACCGGTGCCTAGTGCCGGTGCTGGTTTGCAGATTGAACAGCTGCGCGATCCTAATCTGGCTGCTCATACGTTCAGCTCACCAATCAGCGTCACAGTTACCGTTGCAATGCCGACTGCATTTTGCGCCCAGTCAATATCCGGCGGCTCGGCATACTCCCACAAGATATTGGCAGGATTCCTCAGGTCTGTACGCAGTGGTGTGTCCACGCCAGCAAACACCTCAGCTGGTAACGTGAACCGCTCAAATCCACCTTCAACACGCCCATAATGGTTCGTGATTTGACGCACATCACCTTGTCGCCGGTTGGCAAATGTCAATGACAGCTCGTACCCATACGCCTTATTGCCATAACTACGCTTCACCGTAGTTCCCGCCATGCTCCGGTACGTCTTGACTGGATACCGGCCCAGACGCATCCGCCGACCGGATGGTTTTAACTGCGGGAACTCGATTGACATCAGCGGATCCCTACCCTGCTACGTGTGCTCGGGCTCTGCTGCAGTCTGTCCAGCGTCATGCTCATCCCACGCTTGGCGCCATCGCTTGCGGCATGCTTGCGGGTTTCCTGCATTGCTGCCTTCAGCTGCTGAACACTGACATACTCGACTTTGTTGATCGGGTCGTAACCAGTCTCGAAGCTCATATTCAGCACCGGTGATCCGTTGCCAGCTGGTGATGCACCCATCAATTCTCGCATCCGATCACGGCCTACATCGTCTCGCATCTGCATCGCAACAGGAATCCGCCGACCATCCGGCAAAGGCACATACGCTTCATTCATCATTCCCTCGCCAAACACTGCCACCTGGGGAGAATTGGCAATACCTCCACGGGAATACGTCCGTAGTGGCATTGGGCCACTGGGAGACATCACACCGCCGTTGGCAAACCCCGTAAACCCTGGCGTGAAACTCAGCCCCGCAGACAAGCCGCCAGCGCCAAATGGCCCAGCTGCGCTGGGACTGAATCCCATCCCACCGCCAAACCCGGCAAACATCTTGGCAATACCAATCGCGATATATTGCGCAATCATCGTCTTGGCCGTCTGTATCAGCGCATCAGCCATTCCCTTTAAGAAATCAGCAAATACTTCCTTGGCAGACCTGGCACCCGTCACCATGTCAGCAAAGCCCCTACTGGCCAGCTCTGCTGCCTGATCCGCTGCAGCACCCACCATCGGATACTTCTGCAGCAACGCATCCAAATCTGCCTTCTGCTGCTCCAGCGGGTTATAAGCTGAAGGTGCCATCACCTCCAACGTAAGCGCCTGCATCATCCGCACACGTTCGGCGATCAGATCATTGATCTCCTGTTCTTCTCGTTTCTGCAGGATCAGCAGGGCATGATTCTTCTCGGTTTCAATTCGAGCCTTCATCTCATCAATGTTCTGATCAATACCTAACTGCTTCAGTTTTTCCTGTATCGCCAGCAGGTCAGTCTCCTGTTGCTTTGCCTTGTCGATAATCTCATTGCGCTCAAACGCATATTCCAGCCGCTTACGGTCAATCTCTGTCGTAGCCTGCAGCAGCTCGGTTTCTTTATTCAGCTCCGTGATGCTCTTGGTTCGTGCTTCGACAAACTCTTCTAGGCGTTTGTTGGCTTCGGCTTGTTTTTGAGCCAGCTGCTCGGCTGCTTGTTCTTGGGCCTCAAATCCAGCATTTGATGCTTCGGCCTGTTCGATTGCGCCAAATCCGACATTGGCCATCGAACCACCAAAGAACATCTGCAACGCCTTCTGCCGATGTGGTCCCATCGCTGCAACACCACTCCGAGGGCTAGTACCAAACGAGTCCCTTGAATTACGGTTTGCCCGTGGATTGCCGGCCAGCACTGTGGTGTAGAGATCCTCAAGGCTTGCGCCTTGAGTGCTCATGCCCACACCCTTGAATCGATCTTGGAAGTACCGCACCACAGGTCCGGTCACTTGCTCTTCAAATGATTGGTTGGCATTTGCTCCGTACTGCCGCCGCTCTGGCGCACCAAACTGGATCAGGCCCATGTAATTGCCACCAGCGCCACCCCATTTCGACGGGCTGAAGGTGCCGGCAGTCTCAAAGCTGATGATCGTTGCCAGATCCAGCGGAGATACGCCGAGCTTCTGCGCTGCCGCAATTAACGCCCTGGCCCTGCTCGACGGCTGGAACGTGCTTTCACCGCCAGCAGCCCT